TCACCCTTGGGTTGCAGCGGTTGCCAGCATTTTATCCATACCAGGTACATAGGGTTCGCCTCGGAAATTTACGGCATTGGCAAATTTTCCCGCACAAGTGGTGATAGTTTTATCGCAACCTGCAATGGCGTTGAATGTATCGCCAACGGCAATGTTGTTAGGCATAGGCAGCACCAGAGTAAATTGCTTGTTGGCGAATTCCTTGATTTCCATTCGCCTGCCAGTATTTGCACCTGTTAAAAACTGGATTTCCCCACCAGAAAAATAACCAGCTGCTTGCGTCATAGAATTGCTGATAAAAACCTGCCTGCTGGTGATTATATTCACCGCACCACCCACCGTGTAGCTGGCAGGATTAGCTTTGCATCTGCCGTCGCCAAAGATTGCACGGCAAGTGGGGCTGTATAATTCCACAATGTTTTGGCTGAGTTTTTGTGCCAGACCACGCACTTCAGCAATAAACTGCCCGTTTTTGAGAGTAACTTCACCCAGCCAGCCACGGCGGTGAGTGATGATGCCTTGGCTTAAATCCGTAACATTGACCATGAAAATTTCAATTTCGGCAAAATCGTATTTGCCAGCCATAATATCAGCTTCTGTGATGGCAGCTGCGTCAAGAATTCCTGCTACATCCAGATTATCAACGCTAAATTTATCCTTGGTTTCTATGCTGGTCGGCGAAAATCCTGTGGCGGCTTTATAAAGCTGGCTGCTAATGATGAGGTCGGAAGTATGATCGGTAAAACCCAGCACGCTATTGTCGGTGAGGGTTAATTTCCAACACACGGCAAGGCTGGTTACTTCGCCTGCTAAATGGGCAGTCATATTGCTGGATGCACTTTTCATATTCTAATCTCCACAATTGGAATCCCATCCCAAACAAAAATCCCTGGTCCGTCGGCTCGCACTGCAAGAGCGTCGGTATCAAAACGCACAGGCACATCAAACTCAAAATCGGCACTTACAAGCACTGTGTTGGTGGGGGCGGTAGTAAAGGTGACAATTCCCGTGCTGTAATCCACTGCATAACCCGAGCTTTGCAAAATGGAATTCAGGTAAATTTTGACTGTGCCGCTAACGGGTTTTTTGATTTCCCGCACATAACTGTAAGAGCCACTGGTGTAAGTTTTGGTGAGCTGAAAACTCGTCAAAATTCCATTGCCCGTGCCGATATTCTGCCCCACTGCTTGATAATCGCTCCAATCTTTGAAGCGGAAACCATAGGCTTTGCCATATCTGGCACGGAAAAACGCTTGCAGCGTGTCCATATCTGTTTTGGTTTTAAGCCCTGTGGATACATCCCATTTGCCACGAGCTTTTTGCCAATTGACATTGCGTTGCTCAAAACCTGCAAAGGTGGTGCTAATGCTGGTGTTAAACTCCGCACCACCACTAGCGCCATAAGCAATTTTGGGTGGAAACTGTACTTCATGAAAGGCAACCATTTTAGCCGTTCCTTACTTTGTGGCGTTGCATCTCACCCGCAAATTTCGCCATGATTTGCCCTCGTGATTCCATAAAACTATGGGCGTTGGGGGTGGAAATGTTGAAAGTTACATTCATGCCGCCAACTTTCTTATTCTTGGGAATAACAGTTTCGCCTTTTTGAAGGATGGCAGGGAATTCATCGGGCAGCAGTCCATTGTGAAATCTTGGTGCATTGGCAAAAACATGGGCAGGCATCATGCGTGATGGTGCGGATGATTCGCCAACCACGCCACCATCGTGAAAAATACTGGAGAAAAGACTGCCAAAGATTCCACCGCCCGAGCTGCTGCCACCAGCTCCACCGCCAAGCATCCCAGAAAGCTGCCCTGCGATTGGGCCTGTGATATTTTCACGAATAAAACTGCGTAAAATATCTTGCTCAATAGATTGCACGAGGTCGCCGAGCTTTTTCATACTGAATTCGCCCGTGGAGACCATATCCACCAGCGTATCTTCTATTTTGGTAGCAGCATTGCCAAACACCCGCTCGGAGTTTTTGGCTGCATTGGTGGCTTCGTCGGCATAACGCCCCAAGGCTCTGCTTGCACCATCCGCCCATTTTTCACTATCAAGCTGCGATTTATTGTAAATTTCTTTGAGTTTTACAGCGTAGATTTGTTCAATCAGGGCAAGGTATTTTTGGTTGGCTTCAGTCGCTCCGCCCAAATCATCAACTAACTTGTTTTTCCAATCATCTAAGGCTTGTTTGGCTACATCGTAGGAAGGTTTGGTTTGCAAAATACGACGGTTGATTTCTTCTATGGCATTGATGCGTTTATCTTCTGCATCGTTGCTTTTACTGGTGCTTTGCTTGTTCGCATCAGCGAGTTTGGCTCTGGTTGAGGCTTCTAGTGCAGCGATGGCTTTTTTGCTTGCCTCGTTGTTTTCATCTTTGCTTAAAGCCAGAATTTGCTTTTTTCTAATTTCCGCATCACGAAGGATTTTTTGTTGTGAGGTAAGGGTTAAATCCTCACTTTCCTTGAGATATTTTTTTTGCAGTTCCAACAGCAAATTATTGCGTTGCTGGGCAGCGTTTTTTTCGGCGGCGGTGCGGGCAGTTTTAATATCATCATCAGCTTTTTTCTGTTCGGCAGCCAACTCATCGTTGATTTTTTGCAATTCCCGCTTTTTAGCATCCAGCAAAGGTGCACTGCCCAGCACAAACTCATCAACTTTTACACCGAAACTACCTTGCAGGTTGCGGATTTCCTCTTCTAACTGGCTTTTTTTCTGTTCACGGGTGGGGTTTAAGGCTTCTTGCAACCCACGCACGGTTTTGGTGAGCAGGTTCAGGCTGGTTTGTGCGGCACCTGATTCGCTGATAGTGCGCCCGAATGATTCCAACAAATCATCCCACGCATCGCTCAAACTATCAGTTGCTCCCGTTAAACCTTGGGCTTGTGCTTCTGCCAAACCTTTGGTTTTTGCTTCCAGATGCTCTAAAATCACCGCTTGGGCAGAGGCAATTTCACCTTGTTTGACAAAATTTTCTATTACTTCTTTTTGCGTTGGTGAAAGGTCAGAAAATTTGCGTGCCAGCCTACCCAATCCTTCTTCGGGTGCTTCCAGTGCTTTGCCCAGCATATCAGCAGCAGACGGCACATCTGTGCCAAGCCGTGCAGCTAAATCGGCAGAGAGTTTAAGGGCGCGGGTGAAAGTTTCACCTGCGATATTTTGGAAGGAGGTAAGCGACGCAGCTGCTTGCTGTATCGCCTCTTTTTTGAACAGAGTGTTGCCTTCAATCGCTTCGCCAAGGGCAGTGATTTCTTGTGCCGTAACTCCAGAGGAAAAATCTGTGGCTTTGAAGGCAGCGTTTAGTTGGTTAAGGGCTTGCTCTGCCTCTTTGAATTCACGGATACCACCCGCCACCGCCAAGCCCAGCGTTCCGATTGCCGCTGCTGCTGCAAGTCCCGCAGGCCCTAAACGCATAAGGCTCGTTCCCAAACTACCAGAGCGACCAGCGAGGCTTTCCATGCCATAACGCATTTGCTCGCTAGCAACACTCACCGCCACCAGTGATTTGCTAGCTGGTTCGGTTGCCTCCTTGATTTTAGCAAGAGCGCGTTGCCCTTGCTCACCCGTAAGCGTGAGTTCACGGCGGACTTTGTCGCCATCAATAACTGCTATCCGTATTGATATGTTCTGGGTTGCTGTTGCCATGTTTTTTTATCGCTTCAAATAAACCGAGTTCGCCGTAATCCAGCAGGTGCAAAACTACTTGGCTGTCATAGCCAAGAGCAGTGCAAATGCTTAAAATGGTGGGGATGCAAAAGCCTGCGACTTTGCCATTGGGAAAATATCGCACAAACCCTCGCTGGATGATTTCCCACGCCTCAAAACCTTCAATGGTTAGAGGTTCGTTTTGTTGGTAAGGGCAGAGTTTTCCTGTTACTGGGTCGGCTTTGCCTTTGCTGCACGGGAGTCCTTCTTCGTGGCAACTCCTACAATATCCTGACCCGCCGCCAAAGTGCCATGCGCAGCGGGTCTTGAGGCGTTTCCCTCAGTTTCCAGTAGAAAAAATGAGGTGGTGTATTTCTCCCAAAACTCCTGCCCGATAAACCAAATATCCATCAAATCGCAGATACTTTGCTCATTTATGGCTGCCAGTTCTTCACCTTCAGGCAGAAAAACTCCTTCCCACTGCGTAATTGAGGCAATAGCCAAGGCTTTAATCAGCAGAGATTGCGATAAGCCAAGGCGAATTTGCTCATTTTCTAAATTATTCTCCGCTTGTAATGTTTTGATTTGCTTAATCACCATAGATTGAGCCGCACTCATAATGGCGGTGGAAAGTGGACGGACTTTTACTTTCACCTCGGATGGTAAATCTAGCCAGTATGGTTCTTTTTTTAGATTTAGTCGGATCATGGTTTTTCTCCGTATAAAATGGTTGGAATTTCGCTAGGCTTTAGCGAGAGTGGTTGAATTCCGAGAACCGCAGCGCAGTGTATTTTTCATACATGAGCAGCGGAAGCGCAGGAAACTGCCACTCGCAGCAAAGCCTAGTAGAGATTATGAGCAGTTTATTATGGATAGCTGGTTACATCGTTTTTAAGCACAACAGTTACAGATTTGCTGAGAGCATCGTCATACACACCCTGCCAATTGAAACTGGTTTGCACGCCACCTGGTCCTGAAATCGGCACACGGGGGCGAGGCAGATAAACTTCGTGGAATGTCCAAGTGAGCGAAAAATTATTGGCATCCAACCCCGCCATTTTATAAGCCAGCTCCAGCTCAATGGCGTTGTTATTGAGGGCATCATCAAGCAAAGTGGTATCAGCAAATCTCACATCAATGCTGCCTGTGATATTTACTGTGGTGGGGTCAACGCCATCAATCAGCCCATCATTGCGGATGGTTGGCACGGCTTGCATGCCGTTGGAGTATGTAAATTGCGCACCCGTGATATTGGCAAGAGCCACCGAATTGCGTTTGATTGAGCCGTTGAACTGGCTGAAAGGTTTGTAGGTTCTGCTAGTTGGCGTGCCACCTTGTGAGGAAGTGTAGCGAGTTTCGCCTTGAGCGAGGATATTGAGCGTTGCATTTGCTGCCCCCGACCGCTGAAAATTAAACGCCAGGGAGTTGAGCATACAGCCTGTATGCACAAAATAGGCTGGCACATTGGCGTGACCAATTTCCGCAGCGAAGGAAGGAAGCGAAGTCGCACCGCTGATAAAAGTATGAGTGTAGCCACCACCTGAAAGCGTTGCCCCACTTACCACGCCGTTGGCATTGCCTGAAGCGAGGGTAAAAGAATTGCCAGCTGCACCCACAGTGTCATAAACAACTGATAATTTTGTGCCACCTGAATTTGAATAAGTGGCGGGGGTGATGCTGGCATTTACTGAGGCGTTCAAATCCGTTGCCAGCTGGGTGAGTGTGGCGTTCAAATTTGCCCCGATATTGGTCTGCGTGCCTGTTGCACCCGAAGCGACAAAAGTCCACACCACGCCGTTGATGGTGATAATGTGCGTTGCACTGGGGTTAGCGGTAAAAGTAATATCGCCAGTGGCTGCGACACCTGCGGAAGTGGGGTTGCCGAGTAGCAGTTGCAGCCATCTGCCAAAATCTCTGGCTTCCACAGGCACAACAAAATTGCCCGTGTCGTTAATCACATCACGAAACGGGGCGCGAGGTTCTCTGCCTTGCCCGAGTAATTCCGAGGAGAGTAAATTTTGTTCTGCACTTAAATCGGACGAGGAAAAGGCAAACTTTTCCCAGTTGCCAGTGGGTTTTGTGCCGTAAGTTACTTCTTTGAGGGCAAGCAAGGACGCTGCCGAACCATAGGAACGAGCCATATTTTTTACTCCATAGTTTAAGGTTAGTTAATTGAGTGGGTCAGAGGTGAAAAACCGCACCATGATTTGCACATTTGCCGAGCGGATGGTTGCTGCACCTTCTATTGGGTCATCGTTAAAATCTGGGGCTTTGGCTTCCACCCATTCCGCCAGCCCGTCCAGCGTGCGGTTGGCATTGATAATGCTGCCAACACTCACCAGTAAATTATCAAGCAAATTGCTGCGAGCGTTGGAATCAGCATTTTGCACCAACACTTCCAACCCAAGCAAATGCTCGTAAATATAGATGAGTGGTGACAATAAAACTTCTGGTTCATCGCCCGCACCATCTCGCAGCACAATCATGCCACCAGTTGGTACTTGCTGCGGTTTGTCAAGGTTGCGATAAATTTTGATACTTGCCGTTTCCAATGTTTTTAGCTTGTTAAAAAGCGTGGAAATAACCTGTTCGCGTTTGCTAGTCATTACTATTTACCTCCTGCCAATTGTCTAAAATTGCTTGCCCGAGTAGTGGTTGCCAACGATTGACCACGGCTTGATAATCAAGGCGTTTGGTTAGCTTTGCTTGTGGAATGAGCAAGAACATCACCACTGTGGCAAGTCCTCGCCCAGATTTAAGAGCAGAATCGCTGGCTTTGCGGAAACCTACTCGTTTGCCTGTTCCCGCCCGCAGATTATCCACCACCAACAGCGAAATTTTCCCCGAGCGATAAACAAACCGCAGCTTGCCAAGGGCATGTTCGGGGAAAGTGCTAGGGCTAATTCTTCTGCCACCAATCCCTCGTTTGGGAGCTGCTTCGGTAGGAATAGCAAGGAAAAACCCATCTTTGCTTTTGATTAACGCACCTTCATTGAACGCTCGTACAATCTTTGGTGCTTTAGAAAACACCCAGCCTGCTGCTGCAATAGATTTTTGCCCTTTGGGATAGAATTTTGCTTGCCAGCTTTTGGCAAGTTTGTTTCCCAGCCCAGCGTTCACCACCTGCGAGCGTAAATCATCTTTTATGCTCGTGGTGATTTTTGCCACACCTGCGGTTACGGCTGCTTCAGCTGCGGTTTTTTGCCCATCCATAAATTTATGGAGGTCGCCTTTAATTGCTGCTTCAAGCCGCATAGCAATCCACCAGCCACACCAAGCGTTCACTATCCCGCCGTGGCGTTCCTTGAACGCTGTAGGTTATGCCGTCAATCATAAACTGGTCGCCAGCCGTGATGCTGGGGCAGTCAGTAATTTGCACTTCCACTATCATGGTAGGAGTTTCAATCAGCGACTGCCCGACATCCTGAAACAAATCAGGCGAGCGAGTGATAACACGAATGTTTTGGTTTATGCCTAATATTGGCAAGAAAAAGGCTGGTTTTGATAAGTTGCTGTCGTTAAACAATGCACTTATTGCAGTATTAAAAGCATTCATAATAATTGCTCAAATTTTGCTATGAATTATTAAGAAATGAACGCACAGTTAAGTCTTACACTACCAGTGCTACTGGGATTGGCGGCGATGGAAACTGCCACACCGATTAATTTATTGCCAGTAAGAACACTGGTTGCCACCTTGTTGGTGTCATCCCAATAGATTAATTGCCCAACTGTCCACGCCTGTGCGCTAGTTTTGGCAATGGTAAAAACCCCTTCTAACACAGCCTCTACATCAAGACCAATAGGTGCATCATTGCTGGCAATTCCAAAAATTGAACCAACCAATAAGCCTGCACCAGAACTTACTGCATATGGTGCAGTAAGTGTGATGGTTTTGCCATCTTGAATAAAATTCTTCATAAATAGTCTCCTTAAAAAATGGTTTTTTGATTTTTGAATTCTGGTTTACGGCTATGCACCAGCGTTTTTATAGATACCGCGCCAGTCAATTGCTTTGGCTGCAAAGTCAAGGCGGGCTTTGAGTTCTAATCCGTCCACATCAAAGCCAACCCGACTTTCTAGGTAAACACCTTCGTTGCCTTCTAAGTACGCATACTCAATGGTATCAATTTGTCCTGGGTCGCCAGCTAAATACCAAGACTGTGCCGAAGCAGCATCAAGGCGTGGCTCGGCAATTACCTGCAAAGTTCCTGCGAAGGGATTGACATCAGGATTTTTGGTATAAACCACATTGCTTACCGTCACGAATTGTTGAGCGGTAGTTTCTTGCGCGGAAGGAACGATTAGAAACTTGGGCATTACATTGATAAAGCGACCATTGAGTCCTTTTTGCTGACGCAGTGCTGCCCGTCCAACACCAAGAGATGCCACCGAAATTACTGTGCCTGTGCCAGTAAGATTGGCATGGTTAGCGTGAAACAGCGGTGTTCCATCACCCATGGCAGCGTTGGCGGTGATAATCCCCCAGACTGTATCACTTTCTAAATCGGCAGCAGCCCGCCCGAACATGGACGGCAGGCGTGTAAAAGCATCAAGATCATCATTGATTATCACCTGACGGCTGATTGCTACGACCTTACCATAAGTTGCCAGTGCATATTGTTCGCGGGCATCACTAACTGAACCTCGTTTGAACTCGCCTGATTCATTGATTTTGTCTAGCGACGGCGCATCACCGAGCTGCACCCGCGCCATCATTTTGAAATCTGGAGCGATAGTTTGGCGAGTGAAAGGCTTAAAAGTTTGGGGAGCCGTATCGTAAGCATCACGCAAAGTTTTATTGGCAACATTGGCAAGAATGTAGGGAAAATCTGTAGTTCCCATCATTCCACCGCGCTGTTCTAAACCGAGCATTTCACCTGCGAGCTGAACACGGGATAATCCACGAGTTTTTACCCCCCTTCGTTCCAGCATATCGCGCCCAATTTCCATTAGGCTCATACCTCTGAATTCACGGGAGCTGCTTTCCAATTTGTATTTATCTGGATTAAAGCGATTGAGCAGTGCATTTTCTACTACAGCACGGCAGGAATCCATCTCATCGCGAGTGATGCTAACCTGCGTGCGGATTTCTCCGCCCTCGCTATTTTCCCTCGCCAACTCATCTAGCACATCTTTACGCGCTTTTTTAAGGGGTGTGCCATCGTTAATCATACGGATAGCCGTTGCTTCAGGAAGTTTGGCAGCTTTCACGATTTTTTGAATCTCCAACATGCGCGTGCGCTCGGCTCGCACACCATCTGCATGAGCCGTTTCTGTATTGCGTTCTTGTGCTTCAATTACAGAATCAATTTTTTGTTCAGTGTTGGCAGAAGCATCGGCAGACTTCTGTTCAACAGCACGATTTGCCGTAGAATTTTCAGCAACATTTGTAACTGCATCAGCAGAACTGGTTTTTTCTTTGGTGGTAGTATTAGGCAT